AGTTATACCAAAACCAGTGCTAGAAAATGTAAAATTAGATTGTGGGAAACCAGTATCTTCCGCTAGATTTCCATTTGTTCTCAGTGGGTATCTATTGGGTCTTTCGGTGTCAAATACTAGGTGTTCACCACCATTATAATTCCGACTCTTTAACCAAACCATCCCACCTTCACCGTCAAGGTCAATGCCGTTATTAACACTAAATGTACTACTGTCATTTGGTGAAGTATAAAGATAGGTAGAAAACACATCCGCTACATTCGGGGCATCTCCACCCGATGGACTTGTACCTGTTAAATTACGAAGTAATGCCATTATGCCATTCCTATACCAGAGGGTATTCCATACCAAGTGACTCCAGAATCAGGAGTTGTAAATGTGAATATATCAGTTCCAGCAGCTGTAAGTGTTGGCGGAGTTGCTGCAGGCCAAACTAATCCCGACCACCAAGTTAATGGATAAGCTCCCCCATTAACCAATATCAAAATAAATCCAGATGTACCAGTTGTCGGAACATTTGAAAGTGTGAATGAGGACATACTTCCACCATGAGTATGTGTAAACACAGTTCCGAGGGAAAGATCGATAGCCCCATTTGTTCCAATCGTAATATATTTTTCTGTATATGTTAGGAGATCAATATTAGCAGTTCGAATTTCTGCAACATCTAGTTTTGATGTATCACCATCATATCCCTGTACAGTTGTACCAATATCAGCATCCACCATAATAGTTGCATCATACCCCTGTACGGTGGTACCAATATCTGCATCAACAACAATCGTAGCATCAAAGGCTTGAACGGTTGAACCGATGTCAGTAGATTTTACAACACCTGCTATATCACCAGATCCATCTCTCTGAACAATTTGATTTGCTCCAGTACCAACACCATTATCTGCTAGGGTAACTAAATCTGCATCATGCAGGTTTGAATTTTTTACTTTTGTTAATGCCATTTCTTCTTCCTTTTACGCTTTAGCGCTTTAGCTTGTTATGCATCTTCCCAAGAACCCCAAGAATCTGTGAATCCAAAATCATCGTTCTCTGTGGCGGTCACGGGATCTGGTACAGCTGTATATGTTTGTTTTCTATCTGGTGAGTTAACCGGTACATCAGCATACATTGAGGTATCAACTTTCTTAATAACACCTTGCGATGTAACTGGACCATATAATTGTACAGAAGCTGTAAAACTTAGAGTATATACTATAGCTCTTCTTGAAACGAAATCTCCCTCATATGAATCCTCATAGCTCACGGAATCAAGTACAATAGGTATATCCTGACTATTTTTTAATTCTGATGAATCTTTTATCGTCATAGTATATGAAGGAGAGAATGTTGGTAGTATTTGCTCAATGATTTGTATACCATCATCCGAATTCTTTACCATCACAAATAATTCAAAACTCACATTATAAGGTACAGGGGAGAATTGCTTACTCACTCCCTTGTCGTCTCCGACCTTCGGGATCTTTACTGTGTTGATTTTATTCAGTTTACGGGACGATTCATAACTAAATGAACCAAGCTCGAACCCTATACGGGGAAGAGATATTGCCACAGACTTAGAAATATTCGGATCCTCTCTCAGACGAGTGAGGAATTTTTCCTTGGGACCATAGGATAGCGGTATTTTCATTTTCTGTTTAATGTCACCAGATTTATTCTTTCTAATCAGGTAAATCTCATTGAACATGGAACCAAAACCTATGACAGTTCTTTTCAGTATTTCGTGATAGTAAGGATCAGCACCTAACATTATATTTCTCCAAACGGATTAGAATCCGTAAAATCTATTATTCCATCTGACTCTAATTGAAGCCAATCATTGATAGAACCCTTATCTATATCATCTATAGAATATTCTTCTTGCATCATGTTAAACCCATTTTCAAGGAATAATTCTCCGGAACCATCTTCAAGAAGGAAATCGTACAGATCAATTGTATTAGTAGATCGGGTATCTTCGATCACATCTATTTCAGGAACACCAGTATCAAGAGCCTCGTTTGAATACTCAAAGAGTTTACATGTCAATGTAAATACTGGAATATTATGAAGTCTTTCGAAGTCTTCTTCCTCTACAAAGGTAATTTCAAATAATTTCTTTCTATGCTGAGAAGGAAAGTATATCAAATCCCCTTCATTTGGACGAGTAGAGGATATAAGGTTTTGATCAAGAGATATAAGTTGCTCGAATCGAAGTCTCGAGACTTGGAATTTAGCTTCATCTCTTAGTTCAAGACCAAATTTTGATAGAGCATCCGCTTCACCGGAACCCATAGATTCATTTTCATAATACATTTCAATGACATATGCATCATTAAATTCTCCCAGTATATCTTCCCCAAATAACTTATCTTCGCGAACTAACTTTCGGGGAAGGTAATAAACATCGGTACCAAATGCCTTTATTTGCTCTATGATTATTTCTTCGTAGAGACGAGATTCAGGTTTATATGAATGATTGAAGTAAGATGAGGTAGCCACGATCTATCCTATCATGAAATCTAAGGGAGCTTGATATGTAGATATTATCTTCTCTTCAAGTTTTTCAATTTCTTCCTGTGCCTGAGAATAGATAGTATCTGCATCGATCTCGACGCCACCGATCATTGCGATACCTTTAAATTTCTGTAGGTTTTGACCCCACTGCCTTTTAATAAGTGCAGTTGCATATCTCTTGAGGAACATATCATTATAGAGTTTAACCGCCACGGAGGGATCGGTTTTTCTGTAGCATTCAATTAATATAACATCATCCACCTTAAATACATCTGACCATTTATCATCGAAGTATAATTTAGAAGCTAAATGATTAAATCTAATTGAGGGTTTATCATTTAATAAGTTATCTAGCATATCAATATGAGTTCTCATAGTCTCATAATTAACGAGACCTTGATCCGAAGATAAGTCGATTAGTCCAGATTGATTTATGACTGCTTGATTATACCAGTTAGCACCAAATGTTGTGGATGGGTGATACACATTGAGAATAGATATAACAGAATCCGGAAGGGGGAACCAATTATTTTTATCTGTCCAAGTCGCAGAAACTGAATCCTGCGTTGCTACAGAAGAATTGATTGTTCCACTTCGATCTAAATCCCCCTGTGTAATAGTATGGGACAGGTAAAGTCTCTCAATACCATCATAGTGGAATTGACCAAAATATTCTAGGGACTCATCTATTCTGTCGGATATCTGATCTACATCGACATTAATATCAACGACAGGTTTACCGAGTCTTCGTAGACAATATTCAGATAATTCCGATTTTGTTGTTAATGCCATTATCGCTCTCTATGGTTTCTCTGGATATATGATGTTATTTATATCAACTGTCTCCGGAAGATCTCTAAGAGCTTGACGGTATGTAGTCATTTCCTCCGGCATGGTTACATCAGATAATGCGTGGAAATCGGTTTCCCCGAGTAGTTTAGTTCTCTGCTCTCGAAGATTCGCCCAAACAACTTCTGACTCCGTAGCTAAATCCTCAACTGTCTTAGCGACTGCTTGGTGTGGAAGAACCCACTCACCAGATACCAGTGTTGGTGTCCAGACTTTCACTAACTTCTCACCATCAGCCAGCGTGGGTGTCACCTCGGTCACTGGGTACATATTGAACTCAGCAAGACCAGCTAAACTCGGTTGTCTTGGAAATGATGTATTCGGGTTGTCTTTTCTCAACTGACCTAGTGAGTATGGATATTGCTCTACTACGTTGTCGATTGCT